TTTTAGCAGTTTTAGCAGCTCTTCGGAAGTTAGCAGCAGAAGGTGATCCTTTGCTGCCAGGTTTCCGCATCTTCTCGCCGGAGCCCTCGGCGATTCTTTTACGTTTGGCGTGGATGTTAGCGTAGAGACCTTGCTTAGCCATCAGCGCTTCTTCCCGCCACCGCCTTTGTGTCCTTTTTTACCGCAAGCCATGATTAAAATACTCCAGGAATGATTTGGCCGGTCAATGCATAAGCGCCAATAGCAGCCACGAAGCCAAGCATAGCAAGGCGACCGTTGAGCAGTTCAGCACGTTCGTTATGTGGTACACCGTAGGGATGGTCAGTCATAATAATAGGTGGTTCTTTTGCAAAAAGGTTATCAGTAGTCAAGGTTAGATCTCTCAAGTTTAGCGTAGACATCCTGACGATACGCAGGATCTGTGTCGTACCGTGGGTCAGCCATAGCACGAACAACTTCGGCTTGGCTACGGAAGACATCTTTCTGAGTTGATGCAGGCTTACCAGTCAATAGCTCACCTTCAATACCATTGGCATCTTGGTAGCGATTAAACAAAGCTTGAACAGCAAAGGACATGGCGTTCTTATCACCGTTATCCATCACTGCATCATACATCTCAATCTCTTGTTGGGATAGATTCTCTCCTGCCCAACGCATCATATCACCGTAGCTATCATCGCCACCAGCAATACCACGGAGATCAGAAAGGTCAGACTCAGTAATCTCTACAGGTTCAACAGAGTTCTTCTCAACACCTGCTCGGTACTCAAGGTACATCTTAGCAAGATCAGCAGGTGCCATCTCTTGGATAGTCTTGAGAGTTTCTTCGGAGAACTTACCGTTGACTCCTTCTTCCCAAAGAGTTTCGAGGACACTTACTTGAGTAGGTTCTTCATCAACCTCTTCATCTACTTCTTGTTGTGGTTCTTCAGTTTTTTCTTCAGTTGTATCTCGTGAACTAAACTTTTTTTGAAGTTCAATATAAGCCTGTTCTAGTTCTTCTGCATCTCGGAACTTACCAGCCAGCAACTCTTCCTGAGCAGACATTGCCTGTTCGCCAATAGCTAGGGACTCTTGCTCTTCAGCAGTCAGTTCACCTTCAGGAGCTTCGTTAGGATTGTACGTCAGAGTTGTCATTAGAAGTGGCGTGGATTACTTTGAGATTACCGAGACCAACAGTCTCTACATAGTTTGTAGAACGACCCAGAGTTGGTGTGCCAATCTTAGCTTTGGGAGCATACTTATTGACTGGTGTAAACTCTGGTGTCGTTGGGGTTTCAGCTTTACTGCGCTGGCGGCGCTTCGGAGCTTGCTTGTTGTCCATTGAGTTGTGGGTTTTTGGATGGGTCATTAATAGGTGCGGAAGCTAGTTGACCAGCTTGCTTAGCCAGCTCCATCTGTTGCTGTTGTTGCATCGCTGCTGCCTCTTGCTGTTGCACCTCTTGCATAGTCTTAACAAGGTTCAGGACATCAATACCTTGTGCAGCTGCAAGTCGTTTGATTACTTCCTCAGGATTAACATAGGTCTGAATAGCTTCAGGACCCATGGTCTGAGAGATAGTAAGGAGGAAAGCACTGAGGCTTTCACGGTCTTGTCCACGACCAAGTGCATTGATACCAGCCACAATGGTTGGCCTGACAATACCTTTGGGAATACGTGGGATGTCTCCAGTCTTTTGGTAGACGGAGAGCTTTCTATTCAAGTAAGGAACAAGGAAGTCAACAGTAAGCATACTAAATAGACCACCAAGTTGTTGCTCAAGTTCAAGTTGAGTCATCCTGACTTCTTCAGCAGTCGTACGCTCACTGTCTCGTACATTCATAATAAGGAATGCATCAGACAAACGTCGTTCAAGCTGGGCTGACATCTCGTAGGCTGTCCTGAAGTCAGCAGTTTTACCAACCTGTACAACACCAATGTCATCAGGTCGTCCTTGGACAATCGCACCGTTGCCTGCAGCAGCCAGCGTGGAGGGTTTGGTAGTGCTTGAGGGTGATACCATGAACACTACTTTAGCAGCTGCTGCTGAGCCTTCTACAAGTGCCTGAGTGAGTGCTTCCAGGGATCGTAGATCACCCAGAAACTCTTCAACTCTACCTCGTCCATACATTTCACCATCAACTGAATTGAACCGAAGTGCAATCCAAGGTGTGGTTTCAACAGGTGACTTACCAAATGACTTGGGTAGCTTCTTACCATAAACCTCTTGGTACCAAACGTAACGATTGTTCTCACGTTTGACGTGTGTGTAGATGTCTACTTCATCACGTTGATTATCAGCATAATCATTACCAGCAGGCTTTACATCCTTATCTTCTTGGGGAAGTTGATCTTCAATGAGTTCTTTTGATACTCGTTCTTTGGTAACAATTTCAATTACATTGCCGTCACCATCACGGTCTACAACGTAGCGATTCAACGGGTACAACCGAAGACCTTCTTTACCCATGTAGATCAAAGCATTACCACCAACAATCAAATGCTTGAGTGCTTGGTGAACAACGACACGATCATCACTGGCAGCAATAGCTTCCATGATGGTTCGTTCAATCTTTGCAAATGCTAGATCAAGTTCTGATTTAATGTTTGGATCGTACTGACCAAGCATACCTTCATCCACTTGTAGCTTGAAGAAGCTAGTCTGTGGAGGAAGCAATGCAAGCATCAATTTAGATGCCAGAGTAACTACACCTTTAGCTCCAACACTTTGCCAAGGAGATGGCAGAGGTTGTGCTTGTTTGGTGAAGTCATCATCATCACGAATCAGATAAGGTAGAGTCAGGTCGGATGCACGACGTGCTACGTTGAGATATTGGTTGCGGTCTCCGGTAAGGAAATCATACCTTTGTTTAGCAGACATTAGATACCAACACCTCCCATACCAGCGGTCAATCCTCCAAGTACTGGAGCAAAGGAAAGCGCAGAGCGAAGCGGGCTAGCACCTGAGTCAAGACTACTACGCAGATAAGACCTACGACCCATACGACTACGAAGGGCTGCACGAATTGCATCGATATTGTAGTTACGACCAACACCATACCTACGGAGAATATCTGCAGTAATTGGGTCGTTAGGATCCAATCCTCCAAAGATGTCTCCAAAAAGATCACCGCCAGTTGGCTCACCAAAAGGAGCATTCAATCCGGAAAGTGCATCCAACAATGCTTGGTCTGTTGCAGAAATTCCTGTGTCTACACCAAGATCACCAAGACCAAAGTCACCACCAGCAGCAGGTTCAGCCATATCAGCACTGGCTGTCATGTCTCCGGCAGGTTGAGTCACATTAGGTGCAGCACCAATTGCTCCTTGATTTGCTAGCTGCCTTTCAGCACGTGTCGGTTGCCTGGTACCTACTTGACCACCTGCCCTAAGTACTTGTCCTGGTTGAATACCACCAGCACCAACAGTACCGGGTTCAGGTTTCATAAGTTGGTTGGGAGCAGGTGCAGGACTTGTACGTTGACCAGGAGCTTCAGTACCACCAGCCAGCTGTTTGATTGCTTGACCAAGTTTACCTTCACCAAAGCCACGGGCAGCTACATTACCTGCACCAGGGATGGAGATTGCACTAAATGGATCAGCAGCAATTTCTTTACCAATTTTATTGAGGACATTAGAGCCCAACCCAATCTTCAAACCTTTGTTTTGGTTTAGTACATCAAGTCGCTTGGTAATTTGCTCAGGAGTATATCCTTGTGCAGTCAGTTTTTTGTACTCCTTACCACCAATTTTATTGTCAGCACCATAGATCTTTAGCTGAGCTTTCAGACCTTTATCGCTAATGTCTTTCTTTTGTTTCTTTTTACCACCACCTCCGCCAGCAGCTGCAGGCGCTGCTTCAGGTGTAGCAGACAATCCAATTTGTTGACGCAGAACACTTGGATCTTTAATGGGAGCACCTTGAGTGTAAGCAGTCAGTCCATCACCAATGTCAGTACCAAAGATGTTACCACTTGCTTTTTCAGCAGGAGTAAAAGAGAATCCAGTAGTTTGAGTCTGCGGAGTTACCTGAAAACTAGTAGGTGTAGCTTGTGTTGGTGGTGGCGTGGGTGCTGCTGCTTTTTGTGTAAACTTTTGAGCAGCTTGCTTACTTACTCCGGTTCGTTGCTGAATTTTTTGAGCTGATACACCTTTAGCTGCTAGGGTTTTAGCTTTCTGTCTGTTTGTTTGCTTTTTCTTAGCCATCGTTTTCTAGTCGTTGTTGAATCCACTCTACAACTGAACGTTGACCGGAGCGGTACATAATTAATGAGTGTGAGTCATTAGGTGTGGGTGTAACAGGTGGAAAGTTGTCCTCCAGTTCTTGGAGGACGGTTCTTAGCTGGAGACCGTGGGTCTCAAGCATATTGAGGGAGATTGGTGTTTGCATGTTCAAAGAAGGCAGGCATCCGTGCTCGCTTGGTGTCAGAAAGTTCGGGAGCCTTACCTTCGTACATCAAACGATCACTGGCATCCAGCCAAAATTTTTTGTTCAAATATTTGGACTGAGTACTATTACCTAGTGGTTGCATCACCCAGTTGATAGTTGCCTTACGCAGTTTATCAAGAGAAGGAGAGATATCAAGC